ATACCGAACAAGAAGAAATAGCATGTTGTGACACACCACAAATAGTACAGGATAGTGGGTGTGAGACATGTAAGAGCTGTGGATGGAGTGCCTGTACAATAGCATAAATAAATATAAATATTTGAGTATAATATAAGTAGTAGTAGTTTAGCGGGAGGTATATATGCCTTTAGGAAATGTTTTATCGGGCATGGACCAACAGTATGTAGCATTAAAAGATGAATCTGGAACATGGCGTGTATTAAACACATGGCACGAAGATTTAAAACATTTAAATGCAGATGATGATATTGAAGATTCAAGTGAAGCAGTAACTGTTCTTTCAGAAGGACAGTTTATTGCTTTAATTAAAGAAGCAGCTAGTACTGGGGTTTTAGAAAATGTATCTTTTACAGCTGATACAGAAGAATATGAAATAGAAATTCAAGAACGGAAAAATGAAATTAAAGAGTTGGAACAAACAATTAAAGATTTAAAAGCTGAATCGAATCAAAAAACAACCGTAATTGAATCAAAACCCCCGCATTCAGAGGAGTATGAATTAAAAGAACGTGCTATGGAATCTATCTTAAAAATAGTTTCTATGGACGATTTATCTAAATTAAGTAAGGATTAAGTATGAAATTATCTGAATACTTACCTCAAGTACCACAGTTACAACAAAATATGGCTGATTTAAATAAACAGATTAGTTTATTAGATGTTATGAAATCAGCTGGAGATAGTGGGAGAGCGCCTACTATAGGATTAGACCAAGTTGTAAATACGTGGGTACGCCATCAAATGGCATATCGTCAGCAATTAGTTATGGACTTACAGACTATTGCTATGTCGGTAGAAGAAATTAGAGGACCTTTAAGCCATATTACAGGCGAAGTATTTAGAAGAGGGATTGAAATTATAGCAAATAAAGAAAATCCTAATTCTGAAGAACGCGAAACTATTAAAAATTGGTTAGATGATTGTAATGTATTTAATCAAAGCTTAGAAGAAGTACTTAGACAATTTCATTTTGATATAAATTCTTTAGATGATGGTTTTTTGTATTTAGCTAAAGAATATAAAGACTTGGGTGATGGGAATGTTTCGTCACGATTACAGGAAATTAGACGATTAAATCCTGCATTAGTTGAATTTGACCTGGATTCGGCGGGATTACCTAAAAATGCGCACTTTTTATGTCCTATCCACCGTGAAAAAATAGCAGAAGGACCTGGATATTGCGAACAGGAAGACTGTAATTTAAAAACTACTCCTGCAATGTATAAATATTATCACCGAAGTAGGCATATGTACTTTACAGACGGTGAAATTATACACATTTCTAAATTTTCTCCTTCAGAGACGTATGGTTGGAGTCCAATCCTTACTATTTTTGAAAAAGCTTTAACTTTAGTAGGAATGGATAAAAATCTGTATAGATATTTCTTTGAACGTAAGATGCCTGCTTCTATGTTAATGGTTACTACAGATGACCCTGAAAGTTTACGTAGAGAACGGGAACATATAGCTGCTCAGACTCGTTTAGACCCTAACTATATCCCTATGGTAGCTGTATCTGCCAGAAATCAGCGTGGTAGAGTTGATATGGTACGTTTATTCCATAGTTTACAAGAAATGGACTACCTTCCTGTGCGAGATGAGGTAAGAGAACGTGTTGCTGCTATGTGGGGCGTTACTCCAGCATGGCAAGGAGCACCGGAAGCTTTTGGAGGGATGTCTACCCAAACACAGCAATTAGTTGTTATGTCTAGGGTTGTGGAAGGAGACCAAAGACAGTTCCATGAAAAAGTATTTCCGCAATTATTAGAAGCTTTTGGTATTACAGATTATGATTTACAATTACCTCAACCAGAAGAAAAAGCTGAAAATACTCGATTAAGTTTCGCACAACAAAAAATTCAAATAGTTAACCAATTTTCTCAATTAGGCTTTGATATTAAATTAAAAGAACAAGATGTTCCTATTTGGGATGCTGATTTTATTGTTAGCGGCGAACCTATGCCTACAGCTAAGATGGCTGCTGAACAACAAGCTCTCGGTTTAGAACAACAGAAACAACAAGCTGAAATGGCTCAACAACAACAAGAACAGGCTATGGCTGCTCAACAAATGGGTGGTGCTGAAATGGGCATGGGAGGCATGGAAGGTGAGGAAGGTGGCGAAGAAGAAGCTATTCAAGCCATGTATAAATCTATTCCTCCATCCCAACGTAAGTTTAAAGGTAGAACTGGAGGTGTAACTCCGGACTGGTCTGATAAACATCCTGATGAAGAGCGGGACATAGATAAATATTCTGAAGCACGAAATAAAAATGAATTAACCTTATCTAAAACTTGGGTTGAAGATTTATTATCTAAAGGGTTTTCATCTCCTATAATAAAAGAAGTTACTCCTGATTTAAGTCAGATGTGGTTTACTCAAAATAATATAGATTACGTAGCTCAATTATCTCCCACAGGAATTACTACTATTAATAAAGCTACTTTTGGAGACGCTACTCGATTTAGCCGAGTTAAACAAGAAACACCTAGACGTTCAAATTCGGATGTCACAAGGATAGATGATAATGACGATTTCTAAATCTTGGATAACTAATCCTAGAGGTTCTATGGATTCTACTCGTTCTAAACGGTTGAAAAAAGAAGGTGACGGAGGAGGAGCAGGCGCATTTGGCGATGGAGGAGGAACTGCTTTTACTTCTAGTGATGCTGGTATATTCACGCCTACACATTCTGAACGTGATAAACAACCTAAAAAACGTAAAAGAACTGGCGTTCATAGACTAGCAGATTTTCTAACAGAAAATAGCCCAGAACGCAAAATGCAGAAAGATAATAAAATGGTTAAAAGTTTTGTAGAATGGGTATCGAAAGAAAAAACTCCAAAAGGTTTTTATCAACAAACTAGTGGGGAAACAATCAACTCACAACCCCCAAGAATTGAATGGACAAAGGACACAAAAGATATGAATGAAGAAAATAATCCTGTTGAATTTAAAGGACATCCAGATAAAGGAGCCGCAGACCGCCAAAAAAATGAAGAACGTAGAATTAAATCATTAGATGATGCAGAAGATAAACAAGATTCTGAACCTTCATATACTGGTTCGGCTAACGCAGCCAGACCTGCTGGATTGAACATTAAATTAGCATGGGAATCCGGTCCTGAGTCGGATGAACTAGCCCGTGGCGGCGATAAAGATGAAGACCAGGGCGAAGTTGTAGATGATGAAAAAGAGTCTACCGATAGATTTGAAACCTCAAGAGAAATATTAGAAGAACTTAAAAAACTTTATAGTTAAAAGAAGTTTTGTATGTTCTATAAAAATTTATGTCCTAAATGTAAAGGACATATGTATTTAAATGAAGATAAAGATTTCCAATGTGTAATGTGTGGCAAAATCCTAGTGTTGGAAGTTAGGAGAAGTTATGATTCCAGAGCAGGCAAAATCAGGGATAATCGAAAGACGGAACGCGGGATGGACATGGCAGAGCATAGCGAACTGGCTAGACGAAGAATACGGAGTACACGTTCACAGAACTTCGATTCAACGTTGTTACGACAAGCAAGTTTGGGAACAAGCAGCCGAAGAATACGCCCAACTTAATGACCTTGATGAAAGAATTAAAATTGACCAAAGAGCTATAGGTTGGCATCAACAAGCCCTTCTTTGGAAACGTTTATATAACAAAGCTATAAGTTCTACTAATAAAAATGATACTATTATTGACGCAATTTATAATTCCGCTCTTTCATTTAAAGAAGTTCCCCCTGTTAAATATTCTAAACCTAAAGGTAAAATTCGTGGAGAGTCTTCACAAATTGTAGTAGCTCCACTTACTGATACGCATATAGGTGAAGATATAGATTACCAACAAATGGCGGGACTTAATTCCTATTCTTTTGAAATTTTTAATAGACGTTTATCAGGTTGGGCTAGTACAGTTTTAAAATTAGTTGAATTGAGACGAGCGTCTGTACCTATAGATGAGCTTATTATTCCTATGCTTGGCGATATGATTTCAGGTGATATACATGACGAACTTATAAAAACTAACCAAGATAACGTTATGGGTCAAATGATTAGAGGAGCAAGTTTAATTGCGCAAGCTGTTCTTTATTTAGCGCCTCATTTTGAAAAAGTTACTATTCCATGCGTCGTAGGTAATCACGGTAGAATGACCCGTAAACCCCCTATGAAAGATAAATATATGGATTGGGATTATTTGTTATATCAATTTGTAGCAGTTTTTTGCGCGAACCAAAAAAATGTAACCTTTAATATTAAAACTAGTTATATGGATATTTTCCAGGTATTTGATAGAAATGTATTAATTATGCATGGAGATGCTGTTGCTGGTGCAGGGTCTTTAAGTAGTATTCCAAAAGTTATTACGAATTTAAGGTCGGTATTACAGTATAGAAAACAGTTAGAACCTGAAAATGCTGAAGCTAATAAACATATTGTAGACCCTAATATACTGCCTACTAGTTTTGATTCAGTAATGATGGGGCATTTCCATAGAGTTGATGAGATAGATATAGGTACTGGGCATGCTATTATCTGTGGGTGCATGAAAGGTGGAGATGAGTTCGCTTTACAAAGACTTGGCGTTATAACAAAACCCCAGCAAATTGTAACTTATTGGCATCCTAAATATGGATACATTGGTAAAGAAACAGTTTATTTAAATTCTTTTGATACTGTAGACAGTTTATTTACAGATGTTTTACCAGAAGTTTGGGCCGAGAAAATTTAACTTTTTAAGTATAATTAATTATAAAGGATTATATTATGCCCACACCACAACAAAAATTTATGGACGAGTTTAAAAAACAGTGGACTGCTTATATTAATGAGTTAGGCAAACAAACTTTTGAGTTAGCACAAAAAACTGTACCTTATGTAACTGGGCAATTAAAACGTTCAGGTTCATATAAACCTTTACCTAATGGTTTTCGTATTCATTATACAGCTCCTTACGCAGCAAAAGTTCATGATGGGAGTGCTAACTATCCAGAAAATCAATCTCAACCATATGTTGCCCAAATTCCGGCTCATCGTAGAAAAACTAATAAAGGATATGTAACTGTAAAAGCCCATACTAAAACGTATCAACCAGGTTTTAAACCTGTTAGAGGACAACAAAACGAGTGGTATACAGCAGATTTGTCAAAACCCACTGTCCCAAAACCATGGGTTCAAACCGCATGGAAACGAGTTATTTCAAAAGTCGATAGAGATACTCGTCAATATTTACCCAAACAGTTAAATATTAAATTTGGTTCTTAAAACGAGGAATTATGGTAGATGTAAGTAAAGTATCACCTACACAAGAATATATTATAGCAAGACATTCTAAAATGGTCGGTCGAATATTAGATTTAGTTGAAGCGTCTTTACCTGAAGGAACTCAGTGTGAGAAGTTTAAAAAACTAGTGCAACAACCTTTATATGATTTTAGACACGAAATGCTCCAATTAGAAGCAACTGGTATTCCACCAGCTGAAAATTCTTAGATTTTTTTCTTTATAAACTATTATAGAATTTCATAGGATTTTTTAATTTTTTTAGTATAATATTATAACGTTTGCGAATAACGTTATATTTCGCTCTGTTATAGAAGGTCGGGTGTGGCTTAGACCAACCTTCTTTGATAGCCAATAAAGAATCATAGGAGGTTTAAATATGGCAGACATATCGGAACGAATCGAAAAACAAATGGAGGGAACCAATTTAGCACTCGCTGCTGTAGCAGAAGTTCTACAAAAAATGGATGGCAGATTAGCAAAAGAAGAAGCTGATGCTGCTGCTCAATATGAACTAGATGCCGCAGATGCTGCAAGAGCAGACCTCGTAAAATCTATAGCTAATGAAGTAATAGCTGTAATTAAAGATACTGAGGGTAAAGGCATGGATGTTAGTGGCGATGAAAGAAAAGCTAAAGCTACTGGCGGAACTCCACAAAATGCAGATGACTCTGAAAGTGCTGCAAATCCTACTACTAAAATTGAGGACCAGCAGAACACTATTCAAGCAATGCAGAAAAATCATCATTATGAAGATGATGAAGAAGATGACACCGAAAAGGGTGGAATGGCTTATAAAGGCGCAGAAGAAGACGAAGAAGCTGAGGAAGAAGCTGCTGATATGCCAGCAGTGAATGGAAAAGACATGGAGGAAGACGAAGAAGACGAAGACGAAATGAAAGCAATGACTAAACAGTTAGAAGCAATGCGAAAGCAGTTAGAAGCCGCTGAAGCAAACATGCAGAAAGCTGTTCAAACTGAAGCTGAAAATCGTTTGAGAAAAATGGGCTTCCGCGAAGAGAATGGATTGCAAGCTCCTAAAATTACTAATGGCTTAGGTCTTGATGACTCTACCCCATTGGTTAAAGCAGATAGCATGAATACTGTTGACCAGCTCGCAAGCCTATCTTACACCGAATTACGTAATCTCCAGCATCAAATAGAGACTGGAAATACTGATGGAGTTCCTAGAGAACTTCTCGGATAAAAAATTATTGGAGGAATATAAGCTATGGCTAACCCTAGTTTATCGGAATATCTAGCTCAGTCGCAGCGCGGATTGTATCAATCTGTTTTTGGACCTGAATATCTTCAAAAGCAGACTTACTTCACCGTTGATACTGCAACTGGCATATTTAATACAACCTACGGAAGAAAAGTTTGGCAGTCATTGAACAACCAAACTAGATTCTTCAATGCTATCCCAAGAACTGTTTGGGGTAACACAGCTGGTTGGAGGGTCAGAACTGATAGAGGTTCTGGACGTTCCCGACCAGTAACTGAGACTGGCTCTTTGCCAACCGTTGATGTAAGCGACATTCAGACAGTGTCTTCACTGCCAAGAATTGTTTCAACCACCTTCGGTGCAAGCGTCAAGTCCGTGTTTACTGCACAGCTAGAAGGCGGTGTAGGAGACGTTCTGGCGCTGGAAAATGAGAATGCACAGCTTGACCACATTAAAGAAATTCAAGAAGAATTGTTGGCAGGTTCTGCATATCTAACTAGCGCAGGTGCTACAACTACCTTTACTGTTCCAGCTTCAATAGCTAAGAACTTTAAGGTAGGAGATGCTGTGGCTCAATATGACGCATCAGCATCCGGTCACGACAGGCAATCAGGTTCTGTAGTTTCAGCTGTTAACACCTCAACCGGTGTTGTTACTGTTGCTACTGGTACTACCTTCGCAGACGGTGACGTAGCATATATCTACAGCAGAGCTGGAATGACTTCCATTGACGACATCGTTATGGAAGACGGTGCTACTGTAGGTAACTTAACATCAAGAGTAAGGGCTTACGACTTAACTATTAATGACAGAAGCGCTGGAAACTGGAATGCAGCTGCATCTTGTTCTTACAATGGTGGTACTGGACGCGCATTGTCCCTAACTTTACTGGATACTGCTATTCAGAAAATTAGAGAGAACGGTGGCGAGCCTAAGCTAATCCTACTAGGACATGACCAATATTTCAATTTGGAAAGACTGCTCAATACTAACCAACGTTATATGGGGCAAGAGGAATACCAAGTTGGTGTGGGTGCAGAAAGAACCTATCCTGGAACTAGGACAGGGTTAGTACTTGCTACCTACCAAGGAATTCCTATACTTCCTGACGCAGATGTTGCTAAGTCAGTTGCAACTAATGACTCAGTTTTGGGTTCAAATGTATATGTACTTGATACTGATTACTTAGAAATTGCAGTGGCACAGCCAACTCAGTATGTTGAAAACCGAGACTACTTCGCAGCTAATGCTTTAGTAGTAAGAGGTCTACTCTATACTATGGCTGAATTGCGATGCAAGAACATATTTGTTCAAGCAAAAATTGCAGACCTAAATAGCTAATCTATAAGGTCTACAGGGTAGGGGGCTTCTTAGAGGCCCCCTACATTATCTCAAGAAATATTAAACTATCTAGGTGAATAAAAATGGCTGATACAACTGACCAAATATCCATTGACCTAGCAGTGTATATGGAAAGATTAGATACGTATATAGCCACCCAGTCACAGTTAAATGAAACCTTATGCAATCGGCTGGAAAGTTTAGATTCTGAACTAGACGATTTAAGAGATTGGAGAAGTAGGTTCTATGGGGCAAAATCATTAATGTTTATGATGGGCGTATTATTAGCCCATGGTGCAGCGGTCATTGCAGCAATGGTAACTGTATCAAATATAATGCGCGATTAGGAGAAAATGTATGGCGAATGAAAGACATACTGATGCAAGAACATGGGAAGTAGATTCATCTACTAGACAATCAGTACATCCATATACGAAGTATAAACCTTTTAGGTCAGCTACTTCTACTACTGCAGCTAATTTAACTACAGTAGCACGGGGTGAAATTGCTACAAACTGGGTAACTAATCCAAGAATTGAAGCTACTGATGTTAGTATGTTTACTGCGTCCGGTTCTGCAATTTCTAGGAGTACCGCACAACAATCAGTAGGGGCTGCTTCATTATTAGTAAACCCTGCTAACTCTGCGAATCATGAAGGTTTTTATTGGGAATCTCCAAAAATTCCTTTTAGTGTAAACCCCCAATATTTATCTGTACAAGTTGAACATCGAGGGGCTTCTGCTTCCGGAGCAGTTAAAATAGAAATAAAAGATACAACAAATACCGTTCAACATGCGGTATCTGATAGCTCTGATTTAGCTACAAGTTGGACACGGATAACTACCACTTATGCTATTCCAGGTTCAACAGCATCAGCTGCATATAGATTATATGTAACTACCGCTGGGCAACATAACATCAACTATTATGTTGATAAAATTATGTTTGAAGTGCGTGAAGATACCACTGCTGTATCTACATATGTAGACGGAGCAAGTGGAATTAATTATGAATGGACGGCAACTGCTAATGCATCTACGTCTATAAAACGGGCAGACTCCGAAGTTATAAGAGGTATAAAAATCACAAATGAATCTGGTACATCGGCTGAAATTGTCTATGTTGCATTCGATACCACTGCTAGTTCCACAACTGGAATACCTGTTTTGGCTGGCGCTACTCTGGAAACGAACTTTCCTTTAGATTTTCGAAATAATGTATCCGTAATTTCAGCACAAGGTACTCCCACAGTTAGTGGAGTCATTTGGGGAATTGCGGGGTATTAATGACAACAGTAGAATTTGAAACAGTTTTAGAACCTAATGTAATGTTTCTCGAAAAGGCTACGGATGGTCGAGTTACAGTAGACGATATTGAAGATGCTTTATCTGAGTATAAACGTTTATACAAAGCAGGTATTGCATCTCCAGCAGAAATGTTAACTTTATCCAGAGCTTATCCAGATATTACTCAATATAGTAAAGCTTTAACTAAAATGGGAATTTCTGATGATGATTCATTAGTAATTGGTGGTCCTGCTTCGATTGAATTAATTGATAGAGAAGGACATTTAATTACTACAAATGCTTTAAATAAAGCGTTTACAAAATATATGGCTAACTTTAGAACTAGAAATGCTATGGTATTACATTCAGATGTTCAAGTTGGTTGGGCTTTGCCTGCTTATATTAGTAAGGGCGGGCAAATTTTTAAATCTGGTGTGGATGATAAAGGTTTATTCTTTATTACCGAACTACGAAACGATACAAAAATTGCACAAAAAGTCATGGAACAAATAAATGAAGGTCGTTTGAAAAGTTACAGTATTGCAGGAAGTGCTTTAAAAACACAGCACATACAAAAAGGTATACAAAATGTAATGCAAGTTGATGAATTAGAATTGGCTGAAGTAACGGTTTGTGAAAAAGGTGTGAACCAAGGGGCATCGTTTGACATTCTTAAAGCAGAAAATGCAGCTACGAAATCATGTATAGATGGAAGTTGCTTAGTTCAAAAAGAAGATACATGCCCATGTGAAAATAATACGCAGGAAGTAACGCTCATGAAAAAATCAAATGGTGATATAGATTTCGTAAAATCATTTTTTAATTTTATTGAAAAAGAAGGTATACCAATCCAAAAACTTGTGCAGATTGATGGAGAACCAGACAATCATAGTTTTGCTACATTACTAAATACCCAAGCACGTCAAGATGAACACCATAGATTATTAGATGAATATGGTTTTCCAGGCGAAATAGAACCTGAATTTGCTCGTTATACTCCTGTTAGTGAATATGATATGCATCATAGAAAAGAACCTTGGATTGTAAATGAAGCGGGACAAGATTTAGGTATGCGTTATTACGAAGAAGCTTTAACGATGCCACAAATGGGAAGCTATACTAAACGTGGCGTAGTAGAAGGAGCTAATTCCACCGAAACTCCTGTAAGCCAATTAAATACTACTGACGCATTTTCAAATGTTTTATCTAAAGTGGCTAATCAAAAAGCAAAGGAAGCAGGACATCCATGGTATTCTCCAGAAATAGAAATTAAAATTTCAAAATCTCAGGACTTCTTTAATTGGATGGCCCAAGAAAATAAACATATATATAAAGAAGGATGCCCTTGTGAATACTGCTTTCAAAAAGATTCAGATTACAAAGGAGTAGTGGAAAAAGCTACCGATTTTTTAGCTTAGAGAAAGTACGCAACCCGTTTGCTGTTGCGACTTCTCAAGCCAAGAAAATGGGGTATTCTAATTTTAAAGAAGGAAGTCCTGGAGATAAAAAACGCAAAGAAATTGCGGAAGCTCTAAAATAAAAATAAAATTATGGAGGGTTATAAGTAACCAAAAATGACAAACATTCTTACTCAGGCATTACACTTTTTACATTTGTCGGGAGGACATAGTTACCACGACCAAGCAGACCAAGAGTATGAACTGTACAAACATATAGAACATATTGATGAACCAGTTGAGTCTACTCATTGCAAGTATTGTGAATTAGATAACAGAACTCAACAAGAAAAATACCGAGATAGTCATTTGATATAGAATTGGTTACTTTACCAGTATAATAATATAAAACCGAATCAGAGGGGGGGCATATGGAGAATAACTTAGACCATGAGTGTATCTGTAATTGCGAAGAACAACAATCCGAGCAATGTATATGTAAAGCCGAAGATGGGTGCAGTTGTCAGGGATGTGGATGTGAAGCGAATGTACCGATAGCACAATGCGGGTGTGGCAACTGGCAGCAATGTGCAATAGAAAATCAAGAAGATTAAGGAGATAATAGATATGATAAGAATACTTACTTTAGGTATCCAGTTTTTCATGCTGAATAGTGGACAGTCCAAAGCTGGTAAAGGCGTGCTTAACGAAGGCATGGACGTTATAACTGCTATTGGTAAAGCAATGAAAGATAAAAAGATAACTAATGCAGAGAAAAAAGCTGTAGTTAAAGAGATAAAAGAATTTTCTAAGGCTGCGACTGACTTATTAGATTCCATAGCCATCCCTGAATAATCAGATGACCCTATGGATTTACAAAATCTCAAGCTACCGTTAGGCATAGTATTATTAATTCTAGCTCAAGCATTCGGTGTAATCTGGTATGTAAGTGGGTTAGATGCTAACGTCAAAGTACTAAACACAGCGGTAGCTGAGATTAAATCTTCAATGGACGCAAAAGAAATTGCCGTCCTTTCTACTGAACTCTCCCATCTTAAAGAAAAGATGGAAGACGTTGAAACTTTTGACCCTTCCGATATCCACATAGACGATTTAGATATTCCTTCATTTGATGCTTTATTTGGCGAACTAGACCATATATATCAACGTCTTGACGATATTGAACGGAACGGTAGTGGGGAACTTCCTCAAGATATTTACTGGCAACTTGATGATTTATGGCGAGAAATTGAGAATAGTTCTCGTGAATGGGAAGAAGTACGTTTTCAATTAGACACATATTACTTCCAGATAGAGGATATAAATATCCGCTTAAAAGATTTAGAAAGGCGGGTAACAGAATTATTAGACCAATCTAGGTGGAACTAAGATGAAACTTAATCTTAACTTAGCCACCATTAGTGTACTAGTAGGCTTTGCCACACAGATAGGTGGAGGCGTTTGGT